CATGCGTATGATATTGCCATTTTTATTTTCCTTTAAGTGTGTTTATTTCAGCTTGTAAAGCTTCAATCTGTGCTTGTTGTTCTTGAACTGCTTTTATTAGTACAGGTGTTAGTTTTAAATAATCTAAACTATAATCTGATTGGTTTTCATCATCTTTAGGTTCGTGTTGTAAAAGCCAAGTGCTATTTTTTTCTATACCTATTTCACTTAAAGATTCTTCTAAATCTTGTGCTATCAAGCCAAACATTTTAGGAGAACCCTCATCGTCAATTTTATAATTGTACTGACTTGGTTTTAACTTAGAGATTAAGTTCAAACCTAAATCTAAATCACTAATATCTCTCTTGAAATTTTCATCTGAAGGTAAGGAATTAGCATTTGTACTGATAGAACCAACTATACTTGTGTTTTTTCTTAAATCAAGTATGACTCCATCAGTTGACAATCTGTTTAATAATAAAGGTGTTCCACCACTTTTTGTAATTCTACATACGTTACTTTCAAATTCAAAACCCTCTACACTCCCTGCTGCTGCTGTTTTGTTAATTAAAAAATCACCACCAGAAGTAATTCTGACTCTCTCAGTACCACCAGTTGAAAATCTTATACCATTACCACTGCCAGCAAAAAGATCCTGCATAGCATCTGTGTTATCAAAGAAAAAACTAGCTTTGGTAGTGCCATTATTAGCCATAGTAAGTTGTGTAAATCTATCGCCATCATTGTCTAACCTAAGTTGATCACCATTATCCCCTTTTATATCGACTTTTTGATTTGGACTTGTGGTCCCTATTCCAACACGACCTGCTGCTGACATATCAAGCGTAAGAGCAGTAATTTCTGAGCCACCATCGTTACCTTTGAATACAATGTCTTTATCTTGTACTTTAGATTCTATGACAAAATCAGAAGATGAATTTACTAAATCTCCTATCGCAGTACCACCATCTTTAAATGTTACATTACCACCATCAGCATCAAGAATGATGTCACCTGCAACATCTATTGTTAAGTCACCGCTAGATAAATCTATTTCTGTGCCGTCTATAGTTATGTTATCAGCAATCAAACCAGCATTAGCTGTTACTGTGCCATTGAAACTTGCATTACCAGCTTCGGACATATCAAGTGTTAACGCAGTGATTCCTGAACCACCATCATCGCCTTTAAAAATAATATCTTTGTCTTGTACTTTAGACTCAATAACAAAATCAGATGAAGAATTTACGAAATCTCCAATAGCGGTGCCGCCATCTTTAAATGTAACATTACCACCATCAGCGTCTAGAACAATATCGCCTCCAACATCGACAGTTAAATCAGCAGCATCAGAAATAGTGGAGTCGTTTATCGTAATATCGTCGACTGTTAAAGTAGTTAAAGTTCCTAAACTAGTTATGTTGGTTTGTGCTGCATCTGATACTTTTAAATTAGCAAAGGCATCTACCATAGCGGCACCAGAACCAGCGCCGTCAGAGTAAATAGCTTTTACTTCTCCTGCTGGTACAGTTACATTAGCGCCACTACCTTGCGATATAATTATGTTTTGTGAGCCTGATGTTCCATTTTCTATAAACCAAAGTTTAGATACTGTGTTTGGTCCAATAGTAATAGTACAAGCACTATCAAGCGTGCCTGTGTATTTTAAATAAATGCTTCTGCCGGGGTCTGTTGAACCATCAGCTATTGTAGTTGTATGCGTATCTGCGTTTGTAGTAATAGCTTCAGTGCCAAAACTAAATGCTTCTGCGATTAACTCTAAATTAGTATTTGTTGATGTTCCCCAAGTTCCTGATTCGTCACCTGTGGCTATTTCTTTTAATCTTAAATCATTTACATAAGTTGCCATGTTTTTTTACCTTTATGCTACGTCTTTCCAATTAGGTGTTTGAGTTTCAGAAACGTCAGACCACCCAGGAGTTTGTACTTCGTTTATATTACTATAATTTGGCGTTTGTGTGTCATCAATTTTAAACCAAATTATAGTTTCTCCAACTTCACCTGTGGCTGTTAAAGCAGTAAGAATTACGTTAGTTTTAGTTAAAGTGCTTACAGAACCAAGACTAGAAGTTGTTTCTTGCCCTGTTAAATTTAAAGATACAGGGGCCGTAACACTTACAGTGCCTAAACTAGAAGTTCCTGCTTGACCAGTAACTGTAATTGTTGCCCCAAATGTAACAGTTATACTGCCTATACTTGCAGTGGCTGCTACTCCTGTAATCTGTGGATTGTCTGTGTGACTAACAGTAGTCGTACCTAAGCTAGTAGTGCCAACAACACCAGACAAAGTGAACTTAGCATTGTGATGAACTGTTGAAGTTCCTAACGCTGAAGTAGCAACTAAAGTAGATAAAGTAACACTTGCTTCGGCATCTGTGGTCACTGATACCGAGCCAACGGTCCCAAGTAAACTTGGTAAGGTAGCAACTGCTTGCGCATTTACTCCTACTCCTGCTACAGCAGAAGTTGCATTTTGACCAGTTACAGAAACGTTTGCCTCTGCATCTACAGTTATAGTGCCTAATGCTGAAGTTCCCGCTAAACCAGATATTTCTACAGGTATGGGTTCACTCCAAGGACCCTGACCCCAGGTGCCTCTACCCCAACCTGTTATGTTAGCCATTCAAGGCCTCCTTAAGCTATTCTTATAATAGCTGTGCTTGCTGCAGCGGCTGGAAACACGATTGTAAAATCACCAGCAGTAGATGTTTTGTCTCCACCAAAATCAATAGTAGCTACAGATTTATTACTGTCAGATGAATTATAAATCATGCAACCTCTAGCTGTGACAGTAGCCGTACCAAAAGTTAAATCTGCAAAATCTGTGAAACCTGTGGTTCCGCCAGTTGTAGGATCTACTCTAGTTAAAGTGCCACCACCGGAAGAGTAATTAGTACCACTAGCTTGACCAGTAGTAGTAAAAGCAGTAGTCGTGGCTCCTAAAGTAGCTGAACTTGTGTATAAAGCTAGTTTAAAAGTATCACCACCAGAGTTTTTAAAGTTGTGTACCGCTTCAAGTAGCTCTTTCTTGAAACTAGTTGTAAGTGTCGATGATATTGCCATGTTTATATCCTTTTTATAATTTTAGCCAAGTCCTCATCACCGCCTTTTATTAGCTCTTGAATCAAACTGGCTTTGTATGATTTTATAGCATTTTTTATGTAAATTAAACAAACTTGATAAATTAAATCTCGATAAGCTTTTGCTTGTTCAATAACGTGTGGTTCATAGTCTCCAGAAGCTTGCACTAATTTTTCTGTTAAACGCTCTGCCCAAAACTCTGGTGGATGTCCACCAAAGTTAGCTGTTTTTGCTTCTACTATACCTAATTCTGGCAATCCGCCAGGAGTTATTTCGTCTACCATTTGTTTGGCTCCACTGGTTTTAAATGTTCATCGTGACGACCAATCAAGATTTGTTCCTCTGTAACCTTTTTTTCAAAAACACTTTGCTTTTGCACAGTTAAAACTCCGTCTTTTAAAACAGGAAGTAAAGGATCTTCTAGTCTATGATAGCCGTAAAGCTTTTCATTTAAAGGTATCGAGGTATCTAACAGTCCGCTACTGGAAGCAACTTCTATCTGCATACCTGCCTCTGAACATTTGCATAACCAAAACTCTACGCAAGCTCTACCTGCTTCAGCAAAATGTAAATTACCTTTATATGAAAAATCTATACCAAATAATTTTAAACAGCCTACTTGATTCCAAAGTGCAAAAGCAATCGCATACGCTACTGTGTTGTTTAAATAATGACAGTTTAAATCTTTGACTATCTCTGCAATAGGATACTCCATTAAATTTTCATTACAGCGTTCGTCATCTACACAAGTATAAATAGGCTTGTCGTGTTTTAATAAAAGTTTACGCATACCTTCAGTTTGACCGCCAGCATTATCGGTATCCAAAAACCTAGCAGGTGGGTCCATCATAAAAACTCTGTCGTGATAAATTACTGAAGCCACATTGTTTATAGCCCAAACCTCATCAAAATGTTGACTGTGTGATTTAGCTAAATTGTATTCTAATTGACTGGATCCTAGTCCAACGATGCCTACTGTCTTCCCCTTTAATTTTTTTATCGGCTTCACTTACGCCCCTAGATTTATGTCACATTTGAACGCAATGAATCATATCTGTATTCATCACGTCTACCTCTTGCCTCTGCTCTATTTTTCAATCGTTCTATTTCTTGCACAAATCTATTTTCATACAAGGCCATAATATCTTGATCTCCTTTTAAAAAAGTATATGCCTCTACTAAAGTTCCATATAAAAGCGCGTTTCTAGCATTAGTAGATAACCAAGTTCCAGTGGTATCTGTAACTAAACTATTTGGTTTATGTAGATAAGTTAGTTCAACAGAATAATTTGTGTCAGGTACAGGAGCTACCAATAAAGTAGAGCCATCATCAGCAGCGGTTGATAATTCTTTATCATAATCTGCGTAATACTTTGGCAGTCCTCGTAACGAAGAATCAGCTATATCTTTGCTATATTCCTGCATAAAACTAGAATGTTTTTTTGAAAGATAATGATAGTCACTATTACCATCTATAACTGCTAAAGAAATACTTAAAACAAAATCTGTTGGGCAAGTTAAAAATCTATTGCCTGTAGTCACATTACCTGAAACTGTTTTTTTAAAAAAATCAGACTGCACTAATTCAAAGATTCTGTCCTCTGCTGATTTTATAAAATCGTCTAACGAAGCTACAAAAGTAGTTTCAGAACTTTCTACAAAATTTTCTACTAAAGTTTTTAATTCAGTTAAGGTCATGTTGTGATTGTAACATCTCCAATAGATGCTGTTAATTTGTTTCCTAAAATAATCCTACCGATAGGATCATCATTAGTTGTCACTCTGCCTTGTCCAACCTCTAAATCAGTGTCTGGTCTAGGATCACGCAAAGCTTGAGGGTCTGCTGGTTTGTGTCTTGGTTGTAGTTGAGGATGTTTTTCGCTGTAGTCTTGAGGGCATACTCTGAGTCCGTTCCATTGTTTTTTAAGCTGATTCAAACGAAAACGTTGACCACAAATGTCACATAGTCCATACGCTTTTTTACCAACTGCATAACTCATGCTTTCCTCTGTTTTCTAAGAGCTTCTTTACCTTTTTTAAAAATACTTACCACTTGATTTTTACCCATAACTTTAGCACGCTGTTCTCCTACTGTAAGTATTTGAATTTTTCGTGCAAAAGGTTTCTTGAGCTTTTTCACTTTTGCCACTGTAGCTCTAGCGTCTGCTGGGGTAGCAAATTTAATCCTCACCGTATCTTTTGGGTTTTCGTCAGTATATAACCTACGTCCTGAACCTTTTGGTTTTTTACCTGTGCCTTTTTTTGGGTCTCTTTTCTTAGGCATTAGATAACGGTTCTGCCAGGTAAAAATCTGGAACTTACACTGTCTATATCTTCAAAAGCTGCTCGATCAAATTCTTCATCATAAACTTGTTTTAGCAAAGCTATTTTTTCAGGAGCTCTTTTCATAGCTATGTAATATGCTAGTCCAGACACTAAACAAGGTATAAACCTAAAAACTACTTCCATGTTATTAGTGTAATCACCAGCGTCTTGAATCCTAGTTAACGCATTGTATTTAATTACATCGGTAGAGTTTTCTGGTGTTGGAAATAATTTAATTACTGGAGTAGTTTGTCTATCCAAAAAGAATTGTGTCGGTCTAGCTTGTTGAGTTTTAGTTGGAGTAAATAAATAATCTGATCTACTTATTTTTTCTAACTGAATATCTGTGCTGTCTCTAGTAATCACTGCTTCAGTGATATCTATCAAATCAGTATCTAGATTGTAAGAACTCGTACCTTTTGTTGTAGTAAAAGTTCTTTCAACGATAGTCCACTGATTCAGACCACGATTAGCCCAGTCTGCCATCATTATATTTAATGATCTTCTAGCCGAATCTAAGTCGTAGCCTGTTCTCAGCTCTAAACCACAACGTTCAAAAGCTTCTTCGATTAATTCGTCGATGCTTAAATCAAACGCAGTAGTTCCAGATGTTGCCATATTTATTAATAGTTTTTATGTAAAACCAGAATAATTGAATAGGCGTCACCATTACTAGCGCTAACTGTGGTGAAATCTATGTCACCAGTTACGCCAGAACCTGCATTATTAGGTATGCTACCAAATAAATCATAGTATTCATCACCAGTGCTATCTGCTGGTAAAGGTATAGCTAGTACGTTTGTTGAAGCATCAAACTCGATATCAACACCCATACCTCTGCACGCCCAGTAGATTCTTGCGATAGAAACTGAAGTGCAGGCATTACCTTGACTATCTGCAGCTAACGCTGAGACATCTACTTTTTTAACTGAAGATTCGCCTGTTCCATCTGATTCATTAGTAAACTTCAAGACGGCAGTTTTATTACCGTCTTGAATAGTTTGACTTGTTACTGTATCAGCCATGTCTTACTCCTGATTATGCGTCAGCAAATGGTGTAACTATAGTGCCTGAGCCTAAAATTATACCTTCGACAGCATATTTAGCTGAAGCGATAGCAGTAACTTTAACAATACTACCAGCTAGTCCACCTTTAGTAGAACCATTCATAGTAATAACATCATTAGATGCAGCAGAGATAAATGTTTTACCTGTAGCGTCATCTTTACCTGTGTATAGGCCACCAACAAATTTATCAGTACCATCAGTCAAAATGTCCATGTCAGTTGCTGCTGTTTCTACTACAAAGAAGAAACTAGCTCCTAAATTATTTAATTGATTAGGGTCATCATCTCTGCCAGGAGCAGTTGCTACAATACTAGGTAAAGTAAATTTACCATCTGCATCGTTAGTCGTTAGAATCTTACCCGCATGTGCATCCACTGTTAAAGTAGTGTCTGCAGTTAAACTGACCACATTAGCGTTACCTGCAGTGATAATTCCTGCAAGCGATCTAATTGGTCCACTAAAAGTTGATTTTGCCATAATTCCCTCCAAGAGAATAAGTTCTATCATCTTGGCTTGTCTGCTAGGTCAGTTGATAGAACAAATTAAAATAATCCTAGTAATAAGATTATATAGTATTTTTTAAAAAGGGGACAAATAAAAGTTGCCGGGTTGAGTACGAAACCCCCGGCGGGGTTCCTAATTAAGTGTGAACATTATGCTCCAGGAGAACCAAATACACATCTAGGATCCGAGAATCCGAATGAGTATCTCTCTCTAGCCTTGTAACGTACATTACCTGTGTCGAAGTCAGCTTCCATTGAAGTTCTGATTGGTGAACGTTCAAACATTTTGAATCCGTTCGGTGAATCAGTCTTAATGAAGAAAGCGTCAGTGTCAGTTAAGTAGTGATTGACCACGTATCCTTGAGGGATCATGCCCATGTTTCTAACAGCGTTAATATCGTTGTCAGAAGTGTTTGTTCTACCTGGTGACTCAAGCAATCTGTCAGCAGTAAATTGTAGCTCTTTAGGAATAATTAACTTAGTTCCTTGAATTGCTATTCTCAATCCACGTTCATCAATAAACGCCGCAATATCAATCAATGCTTGTTCTAACGAAGTTTCGTTCAGGTCAGCAGAAGTAGAAAGCTCGTTTCTGAAAGTACCACCACCAATAGTAGGGTGATCAGTAGCACAGAGCTCTTTACCATCTCCACCAGCGAAACTGCTGTTGAAGGCATTGTTTAAAACTGAGGCTGCTTTAATTTGCTTAGTTGTTGACATACTTCTAGCTAGCGCTCTTGTATATCTTGCAGACAATCTGTCGTACAAGTTATCTTCGATTGCTTCTTCAGTAATGCTAAACGCCAACGCAACAGTATCGTGAGTGTAACGAGCAGTGAAAGACTCTTGAGCTGTGTCAAAAGCCACTCCTGCACCTTCAGACTTCACAGGTGCTGCGTCAAAGCCTCCAAGCATCACTTCTTCTTCAAAAGCACGATCTGATGTTTCAGTGTCGAAAATTTCGGCATGTTCGTTTTCATATCTATCGTACTCAAGACCAAAGAGTGCGTTTAGTCCGGGTTCTAATTCCTTAACTAATTGTGCTCTAGATATTGCCATGATTAAGTACCTGCTACGGGATGTGCGTACGCGTGCTCATTAATCTTAACAATAAGATTAGTGTGCGTTGTACCCAACTCACCGTTTTTGTCATCTTGTGCTACACCAACAATCTTAAGTTGTAAACCTTCAGTTGTTGCGGCAGTGCTTACGTCAAGTTCTCTGGATGAAATGCCAGTAGTTGTATTACCACTTGTGCCTACAGTATCTGCGTTTTTACCAACGTTAGCTTGAGCAGTGTTCGTTGCCGAATCACCTTGGATCAAGAATAACATGTCGGGGTCGTCATAAATAAAAACTTCAATATCACCTGAACTAGCAGTTGTGCTAGCCACGTAATGGTTTTTAAATACTGGACCGTCAGATGACTGAAAGAACACTCCATTAAATACACCAACAATGTTAGCGTCACTTACACCAGCTTGCTCAATGTAACCTGCGTTAAATTTAACTAAGTCACCTTGAAAGATGGTAGTGCCATAACCTGATGGATTTATTAAGTATCTTCTGGATTGCATAGTAGCACTAGAAGGACTTAAACCACCGTATGGTCTTAGTCCAAATGCTGAATCTACATTAGCCATTAAACTTTCCTATAAATAACAAATTAAAATTAAAGAAACAGTTTCGATTAATCGCTCCTGTTTCCGCCAAATGTTACGCGACTTTGCCTATTCTTGTTTATAGGCATGGCAGGGTTTTCTTCCTTCATCAGATCGTTGTCTACTGCATCCATCTGATCCCTCGTCCTAGCTTTAAAATATTCGCTTCTTTCATTTACAGATTCCACAGGGATTCTGCAAAGAATTAAGCCGCCTACACCTATAATACCTTCGTATCTACCGCTGTCGAGAGCTGGATATTCAAAGTCTGGGTACTCATCAGCTCGAACTGGCTCCCACCCCTCACGGAGTCTGGCGCTAAAGTTCTTACGATCTTCGTATCCTCTAACTTCTGATCTAACCCATCTGTGCACGTAGCCTTCAGGTGGTTGTGGTGCGTCCAAAGCGGACGGTGGAGCCCAAGGTTTCCTTTGAGAAGTTTTCTCTCTGGTTTGAGCCTCGCGTGGTTGACGATTTTCGTCAGTCTTTTTAGTTGCCATAGTCATGTCCTCCACGTTATTTGACATACTTCGCGTATTCTTCAAGTGGCACACCCAATTTTTTAGCAATCGCGACCTGAGAAGGTGTGAGTTTCACAGATTTGCTGCGTCCAGTTTTGGCACTGCGTTTTGCAGAGGCCACCGTTTGAACGGGTCGGTTTTTAGTAGAAGTGTCTTCGTCAAACTTGTGAGGAAACTCACTTCTAATTCTTGTATCCACCTCAGTATAATACTCGTCCGATTTAGGGTCAAATCCTTCTTTGATTAAATCTTCGTGAATTACGAAAGAAGTCATAGTCATAGCCTTGTCTTGACCGAACCATTCGTTCTTATCGGCCCACTCTTGAGCTTTTGGATCTGGGTCTGGATATTGTTCTGGTGCTGCTTGTGACGCTGTTTGCGCAGGTTGTTCTTCAGAGGGCGGTGTTTCTACTGCCTTCTCCCTTTGTTTATTTAAGTTTTCAACACGTTGAGCATCTGCTGCTAATACAGCTAGCTTTTGTTGTGCTTCTACTTGTTGTTCAACATCATTATTTTCGTTAGCTATTTTTAAATCGTTTTTAGCTTTTTCAGTTTCAGCAGTGATTCGATTTGCTTCCGAAGCAATATAACTACCATCTAGTTCTTGTGCCTTAGTTTTTAAGTCAGTGTTTTCTTTTTGTACGTTGCTAGCAAATTCAGTGGCTGCTTGTTCACGTCGTTCAGCTTCTCTAAGTTTTGCTGTTAGTTTGTCAATTCTTTTTTGTACGCTTTTGCTATATTCTTCGTGTTCAGTATCTTCGGCCTTTGATTCTTCGTCGTTTGTTTCTTCTACTACCTCTTCAACCTCAGCTGCTGCTTCAGTTTCACTAGCAACTCCTTCGAGTTCTATTTCTACTTCTTCACCATCGGTGTCAAGGGGTACAAGCGCTTCGGCTTGACTTAAATTTTTTAATTTATCTTCTTGCATGGTACCTCTCCATGTTGTTAAAAGTTATGCAGAATTGCTTCTGGGTTTGATACTTTAGCAATAACTTCGTCATCGTTAAGTATTTTTATTTCACCACCTTCGATGTCAATTCGAGAACCTGCATATCGTGCGTACAATACCCAGTCTCCTTCTTCACACCAAGGACCGGTAGAAAATTTGTCTCCTGAGTAGGCTAGTGGACCTACCTTTAATACGTAACCTAAAACTGTGGCAGCTTGTTGTCGGTCTAAAGATTGTTCAACTAAGTGTATGCCGCCTTCGGTTACTCTTTTAGATTTAAAAGGTAGAACTAATAAACGCCAGCCAGTTGGTTCTGGCAACTGATCCATAACGCTTTCGTCTATCTTTTCAGGATTTAAAAAATCAGGGTCGTCTTTTTTCTTGCCCCCTTCATAAGCTTTTTCTAGAGGTGTTTTAGCTTCCTCTTCTTTTTTCCATTTTTCTTCTAGTGCGGTTTTACCCATCAAGTCACTCATAGTTTTCTTCCTCGGCATATGATTTTAAGAGTTGTCTTACTTCATCCTTTACAAAATTCAACGCCTGGACTTGCCCTACTAAGTTTTGATATTGCTCATGGTTTTCTATTCCCCCACTGAGCAGTATTTCTTGTATTTGTTCCTCTCTTTTCGAGATAGCGCGCTGAACTAATTGCGCGAAATTAAGTTCGTCTATCTTATCCTCCTTTATTTCTTTGTGCCTCTATCTTCATAGCGGCGATATCTTCTTGTGATTTTAACTTTTCTTCGTCTAATTCCAAACGTTTTTCTGCAATTTCTTTATCGTCGGCATTTTCTTGAGCTCTTATTTCTAGCTCTTGTGCTTTTAATTTAGCAATCGCATCACCCTGACCAGTTTGCAAAATAGCATCTAGTCTTGGCATTAGTTCTTGAGTCAAAGTTAATTCTGCTTGAGCTTTTAAATTTTCTAACAGCACGTTAGGCATAGGCGGTTGGCCTTGAGCCATCGCCTGTTGGTTCATCAGTTCTTGTTGTTGTATCTGCAGGGCTAGCTCAGGATTTTGTTGTAGCTGCATTTGTAACTCTTGTTCAGCTTGCATCTGTGCCATGAAAGAAATGTGTTCTAGTATATGGCTCACCAACAACCCGACGGTGACTGGGTTAGTTTGCACATAATCGTTTTGTAAAAATGCTAAGTGCGTTTCAATATGCACTTGATGATTTTGTTCAGGAAAAGCTTTTGCAGGTAGGCCACTTAACATACTCGCATTTTCCATAGCTGGATTCATTGGTGCAGGTGCTGGTGGTTCTGGTACAAATAACGCATCCACATTTTCTGTGCCTAACGCTTGGTACATTCTTTTGTAGGCTTCCTTAATATTGTGTATTTGTGGATTGCTTTGCACCAGTTGTAATTCTTGTTGTGCCAACGATATTCTTTGTGACATCGAGAAGAAGTTAGGATCACTAACTGGCAAGATGTCAACGCGGCCATCAAAGTCTGTTTGTTTGATGTTTTGATCTGCGCCTACCACTAAGTATGGATACTCAGCTGGTAGCGTTTCACCAAAAAGTCTAGCTAAAATTTTAAATTCTATTTTTTGTGCATAGTGCAAACGTTTGTGCACTGCTGACATGACTCGCGTGCCTTGTTCTAGCAACGCCATGGTAGTACCTACGGGTAGTTCTTGATTACCTTCGCCGATTTGTAAATTAGTAGTAGAGGCAAAGCGTTGTCCTGCTTCGACACAGATACCCATTAAATTTAACAAAGTACCCGAAGGT